GTGTTGAGTACGATGCTATCCCTTCCGAAGTTGTTGAAGGTCTTGGTTGGTGATGCGGTTGCTGCGTTGTATGTCCAAGTGCTGCTTCCTATGGTACCTACGTTGGTCTCGTAGCTCTCTTTGGTAGTAGCCGTTGAGGTGGTGCTTTTCTTGAAGGCTACGATATAATCCCAAGCACTCCATTTGTTCTGGTATGCGATGGTGATAGGCGTGTAGCGTGGCTCGCACGTAGGGTAGAAGCGGGTGGTGTATTCTGCATCATCGACACCCAACTCCAGCAATGCGGTATCAAGGCAAGCGAGAGCCTCTATGGTGCCGCCATCGGCCTTAACCCGTTGGGCATAGGCGGTGCTTATTAGGTTACCAAGAGACAGGTCGTAGTATAACAAATCCGCTATATCCTCTGGCTTCGGGTCAATGACCGAATCGTTGAGATTAGCAGGGCCAGCAGGCAAGAACCAGAGCTTGTCCGTTGAGTCGGTAGAGTCCACCGCACCGAAGTCAGCGATGTCATTGACGGCAGTCTGCCCGTCTGAATACTCAACCCGCATACCATTCACCAGAGCAGGCACTACGCCAATGGTCATAGCCTGTCCCTCTTGGATGTATTGTGTGCTGCTACCGCTGGTCATAACTCCCGTTGCGGTTGTTGCGTTTACGCCATCTACAAACTCCGTGTACCCGTCATATCCTTGAATGGTATTGGATGTTGCGCTTACTGCGGCAATGCCTCCAGCGGTCGTGTACTCACGGAACTTTACCTGCACATTGACTACTGTTCTTTCGTTGTCCGTAGCGGTTCCTGCTGCGTGGTCGATGTCGGTCTGCGAGAGGTACGAGTTTACGATGTTGCTCACGTCAAAGTACCCGTACAGGTTGCTCACCGATTCCTTCGGTTTGATGAGGCGGTAGGCGTAGCTCACAGGTACGCTTGCGCTATCCCCGAACCATATGAATACATCAGCAACGTACTTGAATCCAGCGTTGCCTGAGTTGTTAGAGCTTACCGCATAGACCATAGGGCTTCCTGCGAAGGAGCGTGTAGTCGGCTGCTGGTTGATAGTAATTGCCATTACTTGTACTTTTTATTCAGTTGGTTGATGGTGAACTCTAAGAAGTCCTCCACGTCAAGGCCGTAGGCCTGTTGTATTTCTGCTGGTAGTTTCTCGAAGCCCAGATTAAAAGGGCGTGAGTAGAACTCACTTGGCTCGATTCCTTTGGCCTTAATCTTTATCATCACCTTCCTTGCGGTCTCAGCATACGACAGGAGCTTGCCCTTGTTGTCACGGAACTGAAACTTCCTGCGAGCTACCCACGCATAGATGGGGCCGAATGGGGGCATTTTCCCTGCCTTACGTCCCTTATCTACCCACTCACCATACTCAGCCATCAAGAAGTCAAAATTGAGGCTATTAGGGCCTGTGGTGACTTCGTATGCTAGCGAGTTGTAAAGGTTGTTGGTTACGTTCTTTTTCTTACGGGTTAGGTTCTTGCGGCTTTCAGCCACGAGGTACTTCCCAAACTTCTCAAGAGCAAGCTGGGTATTCTCCGCTTTTTTGAGGTTTGGATTACCTTTTGCCATTTAGCAGATGATGGTCGGGTTCGGAGTCTCGATTTGTAGCGTGGCCTTCCACCCGCAAAGCGTGTTCTCAAAGTCCTCATCGAATGGCTCGCAGGTGGGGTCGTTGACAAGGCGGAAGCCATCAGAGTAAAGGTCACCCCTACGGAGGGATGCTATCATCTCTTGCAACGTGAATAGGCTGCGGTGGTAGATGTCTTGCTTCTGGGCTACGCCTTCAAACGAGTAGGGTGGGATGTTCGGGTCTTGCTTTGAGTAGTCCACCACATCCATCACCAGCACGTCAATCGAGTAGATAACCGTGCGCTCTTGGATGTCTGCCGTTCCAGTGAGGATATGGCACAAAGGGAATAGGGTCATCTTACGCATATCAACGTCAAAGATGTTGCCCCACGTTACTGAGTTCACATAGGATGCAGAGGTGGCTGCTGATTGCAAAGCCTCGCACACCTGATAGTAGCCGTACTTCATAAATATAAAACCACTTAGCGGCTATTCTGCCGTGAGAGCTGCGCCTCCAGTTTAGCCTTGTCGGTTTCGTAGGTCACCCACATCAGGCATTGATAGAGAGGTAGGTCGGTTACCGCTTCAAGGTTTTGTACAGACCCCGCAGCAAGTTGATGGAGGACTGCATACCATCCCCATCGTTTACCAAAGGCGGTTCTGGCATCGAGGATTTCTCTTGTTTCGCCACTTGCTTCAAATAGGTCAGAGAAGACATTTGCAGTCCTATCTCTAAACGATAAAAAAAAAGCAGCGCACCTTGTACAATGTCCATTGTGATGTCCTCGAATGCTGCTCCATCGTGCTTATCTGGGTGGTACTTTTCTATGTCGTGTCGACCATACTGCTCCTTTACCACAGGTCGGTAGAGGATGCCCAGCCACTTGTGAGCGTTCTTGATTGGGTCTTTCATATACTCCTCCAAGTCAACGAACTCACCGAGTGAGATATCCTCCAGCTTGGGATGGAATCCGTACTTCGTGTCACCGATGGTCACGAACCTCTGCAAGGGAGGGTTCTCGGTGAACACCCCTGCGATAATGGTCTTGATGTCCTCTAGTTCGCTGATAGGGAACGAGGCTTGCTCATCCTTGTCGATGCCGCAGAAGATAGCCAACGCCAAGTCCTCTGCATTGTCTTCGGTGGGGTTTGCACCCATAAAGCGTTGGAAGTCCTTGAGCTTGATGTCAGCCCATACGGTTGGGACACTTATTGTGCGTAGCATTGTTGGCGGGTATTGTTGATATTCTCAATAGAGTAGAACTGCACATCCTTGTGAAGCTGCTCGGCTAATGCCTTGCATCGTTCGGGGTCTAGGTTCTTCAGTTCTTGCTCCCAATGGGCAGGGCCTTTGCAGAGGATGGAGTTGCTATCGTTTAGGAATGGCGTGTAGGGGTGCATATCCTGTGCGATGATGCACGTCTTGGTGAACCCAGCCTCTAGAGCCTTTAGATTAGACTTGCATTTATTGAAGGTACTCGGAGCAAGAGGTGCGATAGAAACGTGAATCTTCTTGTAGAGCTTGCCGTAGTCAGACCAATCAGCCCGCTCGAACTCATTAGAGGCGTTTAGACGCTCTTTGTAGTATGGGATGGAGTATGAGTTCAACCCTGATAAATTGATGCGATTGTAGGTCAAATCCTCATCGTGGTGTAACGCACCCATATAACCCACGTTGAAGCCATCCTCTTTCTCGATGTCCTCCCATTGCGTTCTTCGGTTGTCGATTGCATTTGGCAGAATCCAGATTGGCACATACGGGTTCTCCTTCTGCACCTTCTCAGCGAGGTAGGCGTTGGTGGTGTGAATCTCATCCGCTATCTTGATGGTCCAGATGATGTCCTGCGTTTTCTGATTGTTGCGGTTGGCGTGGCTACGAGGTAGCACCCACCAGTCATCGATGTCAAGGATGAGCTTGATATTGTTCTTCAGCAGCATCGCTTTGAACGCTCGGTGGTTCTTCGAGCTTACGCCACGATTGACCACGAGGTGGGTCATCACGTCCTTGTACTTGTCAATCTCATCAAGCTGCCCGAACTTGACTAGGAAGCCCCGCATCAGCAGGTCTTCGTATGGTATCTGGAGTCGGTGGTAGAATACGCCACCTTGTTGGCCTGCTACAAAAATCATCGTACTGAGTATCTGCCGAAGTTCGGGTTATTTTTCTTGCTAAAGATAGCGTATCTAGCAGCATCGATAGCGTGGTTAAAAGCATCGATTGGTTTGTTCAAGAGGTTGCCGTTCTTATCCTCCACCCATTTGTAGTTACGCATCTCCTTTTCTAGGTTGCTGCTTCGTGGGGTGATGAATAGCTTATAGCGTTTCATTATGTCGATTCCTGCGTTCACCGAGTCAGGGCCTTTGGTGGTGGGCTTGATGTTGAAGCCCCTGCGGTATAGCTCCTCGATGGACTTGGGCTCTGCGCTATCGGCATAGACCTCGCTCCTTCTGTCGATGCCTAGAGAGGTGAATAGGTTGGCGATGTCGTTATTGGTCATCCCTGTGCGGTATACCAGCTCATCAAAGTATAGGTTCCCTTGTGATTCGTATGCTGCTACCAAAGAGGTGGGGTCGTTGGTAAAACCAAAGTCAAGGCCATAGGCCAAGAGCTTTGCGTTCTCAGGTACCTCCATCGTTCCGAACTGGAAGATGGTCGCTCTGCTCATACCACGCTCACCCAAGCCGTAGATGCGCCAGTAGTCCTCATCGGTATGCTGGAGGCGTTCAATCTCCTCTACAATCGAAGCATCTAAGAAGGGGTTATCCTTGTAGGTGGACTGGATGTAGGTGACATCATCACGGGTGAGGAGCTTGTCGTATATCCAGTGGAAGGCATCTGATGGGTTGTAGTCAATCCATATCTTTCCTGTGGTACGGACTAGCAACTGAAAGAAGTCTTCCCAACTCAACTCGTTTGCTTCGTTACAGAATAGGTAGTCACGTCTTGCTCCCCGTTTCTTTTGCGGTTGGTCAAGGCTGATGAACTCAAAGAGGTTGCCGTTGAGGGTGTAGGTGTAGTCGCTCTTATTATGGCGTGCCTCATCGTAGAGGTCAAGGTTGCGTAGGATTTCAAAGAAGTCCCTGTACGCAGTCATCTTGAGCGAGGGTAGCGACTTACGCACAATGGAGTACACCTTGCCCTTCTCTTGCATTGCCATTATGATAAGCATCTGCAAAAGGGAGTAGGTCTTCCCAGAACGTGAGCCTCCTTGATTGACTACTATCCGTGTGGGTGCGGTGTAGTTCTTTTCAAAGAGTTCACTTGTCTTGACTTCCAGAACGGACAATCTCTACTTTAATTTGGGTTAGCTCATCAGAGACCTCGTGTGAGTTCTCGACTCTTGCAAGTTTGGGGGTCGTGTACTCCGCCATCTTGTTCAAGAGGTCGAGTGCGCCCTTCGGGTCATCGGCTGCAACTTGCGTCAGCCAGATGGTCATATTCTCAAGGTTCTCCTCGATGAGCTTCTGAAAGGCCTCACGGATTTTGTTGGTGCTTTTGTTGGGGATGCCAGCGGGCCTGCCTGATGGGTTGAGGCTTGGGCCTCCCTTTACTAGATTGGGGTTTCCTTTTGGCATTGTTTAGATGTTTTCTAAATAACCTACAATTTGCTCATTCGCAGAGCGTGGACTGCCAAGAGCATCTCTTTAGTGAATGTTGTACCGAAGTCTGCTTCGTGATGACACTTGCCACATAGGGCCATTAGGTTCTCTATTACGTCTCGGCTCTTGCTTCCACCCATTCCTCTTGGCACTATGTGATGAACTGAGTTCGCTGGTGCTTGACACACCTCGCAACAGATAAAGTCCGTTGTGTCGTATCCCATTGCCTTGAGGTATATCTGGGTGTGCTTTTTCATTTTGCTTGTTGCTTGAACAATAGTCTGCAATTCTTAGCGACTGCCGCAACTACATCTACCGTGACTGCGTTGCCACATTGTTTGTATCGTTGGGTGTTGCTCATTGGCTTCACTTCGCCATCGTAGTTTCCGTAGGCCGTATGTTGGTCGGGGAATCCCTGTAAGCGTTCGCATTCAATAGGAGTTAGTCTACGGATGCGGTAGCCATCAAACAAGCCTTGAGAGTGGTGCTTGGGGTCAGTCAGCGTTGGTATTACATCACGAACTGATTGATTGTAAAAATCAAGACCTTTTACTTCTCCCTCTATTAGATTGTTTTTTCTGACAAGTACGTTTGCTGCTTCGTATTTGTAGTTTGCTTTGATAATCAAATCACTTTTGCCACGATTCAAAGCAGGCACAATACCATCAGCATCATACACTCGGTCTTGTTGGTAAGGCTGAGTCCCACCATTAGAATCAAGTTTGGTTCCGATTTGCTTTATTTCAACCTTCATTGGGTCTTTGTAGTCACAAGCTGATAGTGCATACCCTATACCGTGCGGGTCTAAAACTCTTCCGAGTTGGCCTCCAGTGAGGCTTGCGGTTTGTTTAATCTGACCAAACTTTCCAGTCTCTTCTCCGATAGGAAATACTCCTCTCCAACCTCGCTTGGGTTCTGTAGAATATCCGACAAGGTAAATGCGCTCTCTATTTTGGGGTAGAAACCACGATGTATTAAGCAATTGCCATTCAAGTCGATAGCCCCCAATGTTGGCAAACGCTTGGAGGATTGCCGCAAAGTCTTCGCCATTGTTTGAGGAGAAAGCTCCTTTAACATTCTCCCAGACAAATACTCTTGGTCGGCATTCCCCAATGAGGCGAATTGCTTCAAGGACAAGGCTGCTTCGGTCTCCTTCCATTCCTTTACGTTTTCCAGCAAGGCTGAAGTCTTGGCAAGGACTTCCAAAGGTGATAAGGTCGATTGTTGGGAGGTCTGCTCCTCGAACATCTGTAACTGAACCGACATAGGTTGAATTTGGGAATTGGTGTTTGTATACTGCTATGGCGTGTTTGTCTATCTCAGAGAAGAATGAGTTTACTTTGTATCCTGCTCTCTCGAAGCCCAAGTGGAATCCGCCTATCCCACTAAACAAGTCAAGTTGATTGATTTTCATCGCAATGCGTTGTAGTAGCAAAGATACGCCTCTACGCAGATAAGGTCTGTCAAGCCTGCTGCTGCGTTAGCGAACTGCCCATCGGCCTCGTAGATGTTTGCAAAGCGTAGGCCCTTTAGTTGGGTTGGTCTGAACATAAAGGATGCGGTGTCTATGTTCCCGATTCTTGGTTCGTCGGTAGGGCGTAGCCTTCCCTCTTGCCCCCAAGTAACGATACCAGCGTTCAGGTAGAGTAGGGACTCCAGCTGCTGGATGAATTTCGGGTGAAGTATGTTATCATCATCCAAGAAGTATACCCAGTCATTCTCGGTGAACGAATCTTGGTATAGGTCTAGGAACTCATTGCGTAGGGGGTTGCCCCAGTTGCCGGTGTGTCTAGAGTAGTGGGTGATGTTTGCTCCGCTTGGTGCTTTGTAGTCTGTCGAGGCATCCATCATCACTACCCACGTAAGGGCAGATGGGATTGACTTACGGATTGTAGCGAGGTTCTCAGGGCGAGAGCAGGGGGTTACGATATAAAGCATCACTCGTAGTGTTCCCCTTCGTTGCCGTTGGTTCCGATGATGTCCATACGTTTGTTCATCTTCTCCTCATTCATAGCCCATTGCTCTTGCTTGACTTTGAGTTCTTCGTTTCTTGCCCAATCACGCATAGCGTAACGCTCAAGATGTTCCACCCACATACGAGCAGCAACTGCTCTGCGTTGGGGTTTGAAGGGGTAGGTCTTGCGTAGGCGTGCCATTGCAATCCTCATAAATTGGTCTCTCATATTGATAAATCGTTTTCGGTTAATAGCGAATGTAGTTTGTCTCTTGTGTCCTGATAGGCCTTGTGAACCTCATCAGACATTGAGTCAGGAGCGTACTTGGTGTTGGCTCTCAAGAAGTGGTCAAGCTCCCAAATGATGTAGGCATACTTGCCTCCGTTGACGGCCTTTTCGAACTCGTCTTGCTCATCGGGTAGGTCGTATTCAAGTGTTGCTTTCATATCGTGTAAAATAAAGAGACTCCGTTAATCAGGGCGGTTGCATTCCGCTTGCTGAAACCTAATGCGCTATAAGCGGGCGGAGTTCTCATTTCTCTTATGTGTTAAAGGGTTCCAACAATCGTATACGAGTCCAAGTCCTCACCCAAGATGAAGAACTGCTTGTAGAGTTCAATGGCCTCCATTGTCTTGCGTTCTCCCTCCTCTACGAATTCAGGGCTGATGC